GCACTTACAGAAAAATTATTTGGTGTGAAGTTGTTGCCTTGACCACTTGTATCTTTTCCTAATGTGGTTGCTGTTGTTCCTGAGTTATCCGCAAACTGTAGTCTATAACCATTTGTACCGAAAGTTAATCCTGATGTATCAATAGGATTCCATTGTCCTGTAGTTGCGTCTGTTTCGGCAAAAGATGATGGTGTTAATTGCTGTCCATCAATAAAATTAATTTCAGCTAAATATGAATCAAGAGGCCCGTCTACAGCACCACTACTTGATTTTCCATACCCCCATTGATGTTGGTCTGTAGAATTAACACGAAAACTATTAAAATTCTGACTTGGGTAATTTTCATATTCGAAAGATGTTATTTGTCTATTATTTACATACATCTTTATTCTGTTACTACTTGTCGCTTGTGTTGTGTCAACTGCAATTACGCAGTGATACCAAGCTGAAGGATCTCTAAATATATCCCTGCTGTTCAAAACAACTGTACTGCTATCTTTAAACCTTAAATATAGTCCTACACTTCCAATCCTCATTTCCCAAAAACCAGTTGTGATTGAAGTAGATCCACAAGAAAATGTAATTGGATAATCATTAGGTTGAGTTATTTTTTGCCACCAAGAAAAAGTGAATGTTGATTGATTACCACTACCGCTAGGACTTCTAGTTAAAGAAGGACTATCTCCATCATTAAACCTTAAACTACGTTGTATTTCATAATCTGCGGAAGCTCCTGAAGCCCCTGCTCGAATTGTATCAAAAAAAGGCATTTATTTTACATCCAAAGAAACTGCACAATGTATTACGTTACTAGATAAAATTACATAATCAATCCGATCAACCGCAGCAGCAGTTGTTGTAAGTGTTGGTGCTGTACCGCCTACAAATTTAAATGCTGCATTAAATGAAGCTGTCCTAGACCCTGTTCCATCCTGTGTAATAAATATAGACCCTGCCTGACCTACAACTTGGTTTGAAGGTGCTGCAAAGGTTCTGTTACCTCCTAGCGTAACTGAATGATGACAGGCTGTAGCCATATCTATTGTTATTGTTGAGCCATCAGAAAGGGCTGTAATATTAGCTGCTGCTCCTCCTGTTAATGATATTCCTCCCGAAGCTGTCTCTATTTTTTTTGTATTGTCATGGTATAACTCAACTTGAGCATTGGCAAAACACTTAATAGAGTTTTCTGTATTATTTGTTCTTAATAAAATAGCACCTGTAACATTATCAATATAACTATTAGTTCCATCGTGGTAAATATTTAAATCTCCGCCAGTTCCAAATTTTGCTTTGGCATCATCAGCAAACTCAAGTGCAGAATCAGATTTATCAAAAACTATGTTTGCACTATCTCCAGTAAAGGTCATATCTCCACTAAGGGTCAACCCTGTAAGAGTTCCAAGAGAAGTTATATTTGATTGAGCCGCACCTGTTACTGTTGCTGCAGTACCCGAAGCATTACCTGTAACATTACCTGTAAAAGCTCCAACAAAAACTGTAGCTGTAACTGTTCCTGTGCTTGGGTTATATGTAAAATCGCCATCTGATTCAAGTCCTACATTTCCAGTTGCAGAAGCATCTTCAATAAAAGGAATTAAATTATTTTCGTTTGTTGATTCATTATCAGCAACGGAAACATGGTTTGCATTTGTGGCTGTCGTAACTGTTGTTCCCGCAATAACAGTTGCTAAAGCTACACCCGCAACAGTAATTGCATCAGCTTCAAGAGTTCCGTCAAAGTCTCCGTCAACAGCATCTACATTTCCGACAAAAGTTGTTGCTGTAACATTTCCTGTAACAGTTAATCCTGAAGAAGAAAAACTACCTCTTGTTGTTCCACCACAGGTAACGTCTAAAGTATCTGCTGCACTTGAAAAAATACCAGTGTTTAAATCATCACGAAATCCTAGTGCTGGTGCGGAGTTTGAACCATCTTCAAGAGTTAAAGTTCCGTCAAGTTGTAATAAAGTAACCCATCCATCATTTGAACTGTTTCTAATTTTTAAAACACCTTCATTAGTATCTGCCCACCATTGATATGCATATTTTGTAGAAGGCTCAGAAGAAGCTGAATTATTACTTACTATTGCAGCCAAGACATTATTTATATCTGCACGAAAATTAGCCCCTGTTGCATTATCTAGTACATAATCATGTGTAGCCATTGTCTAACTATTTTTACTTAAGGTTATCATAATTTAAGAGCCTCGACCAAAACCAACAGCAGTATATCTAAAATTCCTATTAACAAAACTTGAACCATTTTTAATGTCAATATCGAAACCACTACCAGTAATATTATGCAAACTAAAGAAATCGCCACTTTCCATATTTTCTACAATAATTCCTATTGTTGGTAGATGTGCTGTTGTAGAGCCACCAAGCTCTGAAGTGCCTGTAAAAAAAGTATTTGTAAATGACACAGACTTTCGTGAGGTACCAGAAGCAATAACACTACTTGGCGATTCAGTGCGACTTGTTAAAGATGCACTATAACCTAATTGTTTAATAAGAATACTTTGTGCTGTATCTTCACTTGTTAATTCTGCTCTAAACTTAAAACCTCTAGCAATAAAAGTACCATTTGCCATTGGTTCAAAAGCTGTAAAATTCGCACCATATGTACAATTACCACTTGTTGTTTGACTTGTAGTTCCTGTTAATACAAAATCATTTACGCTTCCGGTACTTTGGATTACATATTCACCATCAATACCCGTACCGCTTGTGAAATCGACAACAATAACATTTCCAGCAACATACCCATGATTTGATTTTGTAACAGTAATTGTAGTCCCAGATTGTGCATAAGTAGCTGAAACCGATAAGTCAGGGTCTAAATCAGTTTGAGCAACTAACAAACGAGCATTAGTATCAAATGCTGTTTGGGCATCTATATCTGTCCAAACATCAATTAAAGCAGTTCTTTGGTCAATTAAATCATTAGGATAAAATGATTCTGTAACCATATGGCGAGTTAAATTAACAGGTTGTTTGCCACCAAAATCAATAGTGCTAACAAAATCATATTTACCAGAAGATGCAATATCACCAAGAAAATCAATAGAACCTAGTGTATCAATATTTGCAGTAACGTCATCAATATTTACTGAAGAATCTAAAACAAGACCTACTAAACCAGCACTATAAAAAGTGTTTGTTTTTGCTCCATTAAAAGGTGTTGCATCTGTATCTTCTCTATCTGTTAATAAAGTAAGTTGTGGTACAGGGTCTGGTACTGTTACAACAACAGAAGTTTCACCAGAACTTAAACGACCACCATCATCCCTAAATTTTAAAATATACTCACCTGTTAGTGCTGGTACAAGGGTTTCAGAAACATTGCCCGGCAAAGCTGGAATAATATCTACTGAATTTGTAAAAGTACCAGTTCCATCTGTTATATTGCTATGCCTAACCACAATATTTCCACCATGCGTAACATCTACATCTGTTGCTTTATTAAAACGTAATCTTACAAATTGATTAGAAACAGGTTCAACAGTTAAGTTTGAAACATCTTGTGGCAATGCAGTTTTACCTACAGCAGTAAATGTTAAATCATTTGATGTAGCAGAAAGTTGGCCTTGTACGTTATAACTAAAAACTTGTATTTCATATACACCTAATTGACTATTAACTATTTGAAAATCTGGTCTTGATACTCTTTCACTTACAAAATTACCATTAGCAAAACGATAATTAACCTGATATTCAATAACACCAACAATCGGTTGCCAACTTATAAAAATTTTAGAAACTGCTTGATTGTTAATTGGAACAATAGTTTCAACAGCAGATAAGTTTGATGGAGGTGGTTTAAGTTCATTTAAAACAGATACACTTCGTGCTGGTAAACTTGTGCCATCCTCAATAAAATCATATTTACCAGATTTATATGAAAGTGCAGTTATTGCATAACTAATAGGATCTACTTCCTCAATGGTTATAACTCTGAATTTTTCTGCTTGAACTGTTGTATTTTGTAATAACCATACAGTATTTACATTTGGTGTTTGAGAAAAAGCTGAACTAACTGTCACCACTCCATTTGAAATACTAGAAACATCTTTTGTTTCCACTGTGCCATCTGGTAAGACAACACTAAAAGTAGGGCTATTTGTTGTAGGCAAATCAGTATCATTAACATTATCAACAGTCATTTGGGTAGTTGAAGCAACAGCAGATAATCTTCCACCTCTTCTAACCCCTGCTCGTACTGGGTCATTAATTTCAATAATTGCACCCGGTCTGACAATAGCACCAGCATCTATTGAAGTTGCAAAGCTAACAATTTCAGATTCATTTTGTTCTGCAAACAAAATAGCTCTACCTAACCTTGCAGCTTGCCCTCTTGAGGTGCAACCAAATGCTTTTACTTGTTTTGTAATTATTCCAAATTTACCTTGTGCTGTTGTATCTTCAACAACTTCATAATCAACCTCTTGGCTATCCATATTAAAATATGAAACAGCAACAGCAGTATGTCTTTGTTTTAAACTACTTCCAGAATAACTAAACCCTTCAGATGTAATATTACTTAGATTAAAAAGATAACTTGCATCTTTAGGAGAGTCTTGTGCAATGGTAATACTACCAGCAGACCAAATAGGCATGCATCTCATTACACCAGCTAGTTCATTTATTAAGTCAAATGCCTCACTAGAAGATTGTATGTTTACATTGCAACTAAATCGAGCCTCTTGACTACCAAATCCATCATCAACAAGTGTGTTGGCATACTTACTAGCAGTTACAAAAGAAAATAAATCTAAACTGCTATCTGTTATATGATCTCCAAACCCATATCTAGTATTTGTTAATAAATCTAATAAAATCATTGCAGGGCAAGTAGTCCAAACAGCAGAACCCATTACACCATTAAATATATAACCAGTAGGATAAGAAATTCTACCATTTGTAGTATCAACAGTCGGTGTGCCAGAACTTGATGCACCAGCACCCGGTATTCTTACTTTTATACCTCTGATTCTAAATTTTCTTGATGGTATAGATGAAAATGTTTGGGAGTCTAATCTTAGTGAGGTATATGCTGAGTTTGCGTAAGTTTGTGAGTCATCAATTATTTCAGTAAAACTTGTAAATTGAAAACTATCTATCAATGAAGTATCAGTACTGTCATCTGTTATCCTTGTAACCCTTATATCTACAGGAAAAGACCCTGTAACTTTTACTGAGAAATCTTTTTGGTAGGCATCAGCAGTTCGTCCAGTAACAGTATCAGTATGCACATCTGTATAACCACCAGAATTATATTGAACAGAAATCTTAAATTGTACAGATGAACCTAATAAATCTCCCTCATTAGTAGCTTTTTGTATTTGTGGAAAAGTAATCGAAACTTTAATCCTATCAACATCTGTATTTGTTATTTGTCTTGTAACTGGTGAAGTTTTTGTAACTGTTACTCCAACAGGTATAGTTGATTGACTTGATTCAATACCATCAATTTTTGTTTGGTTTGCAGTGCCAAATCTTGGTGTAAATGTTATATCTTGATAATTAAAATCAGCAGTTGCTGGGTTTGTTGAGTCAGCAGAAGATTTTAAGATAGGTGTATCATTTAAAAATATATCCTTAAAAGCAGCATTATTATAAGCAGTTGACCCTTGTGTTCTACCTTCTTTTGATGCTGTTGCAAAACCTTCTATTTCACCTTCTGATATTAGATCAAGAAAAGTTGCAAACTGTTTACTATGTAAAGTATCAGGCGTTCTTGTAGGTTGTCTTGGTGCTGGTGGTGGAGGTGGACCACCAAAACCTCTAATATTTTTATGGTTTTTTGTCATACTTGTACCTGTTCTGTATCTATACCACCACTAATTACAACAGAACCAGTAAATATTTCACCATAAACTATAGGTACAGGTGTTCCAGCCCTTGATGTTTGTTGTGTTCCACTAAAGCTAAATGATAATTGAGGGTCTTGTTCAGATTTAAATTCTTGTGGTTTAGGTACTGGAAATAGCATACCGCTTACACCCGAAAGTAATAATCCAGCACCAATACCAAAAGCAGCTTTTGCACCCATACTAGCAGAAGCAAACCCAAAACCTTTACTGCCTAATGCAAGTGCATCACCTACACCAAATATACCACCTACACCAAAAGACATTGCAATTAAAGCACCACCTAATATAATTTTCCCAATATTACCGCCAGCACCTTGAATAACAGGGATAAACTTTATTTCATTTTGTCCAACAGGAAAATGTAATTCATCTATATCTGTTTCGTTTTTATCAACTAAAATTTTGTAATATCTATTAGACATATAACTTTCCAAATGAGGAAAGTTATTAATTAAAAAACTTACAGCTTGTGCAATAGTTGTAACTTGAACATCAAATTCTTTATGACCAGTAACTTTAGCTAGATCGCCATATAACTTAAGTTTACGAAGCATAACGTAACCTCTTACCAGTGCATTTTAAAAGCCATTCATTATATGGCTCTTTACAAGATATTCTATCTGCTAAATGATGTAAAACCTCTCCATCTAAAAAAATTGCGACATGATTTAAATTATTGCTTAAAATTGCCATAAACAATAAATCACCGTTTTTAAGTTGTTCATCAGGTCTTAATTCTCTAAATCCAGTTTGCCATGCACATCTTTCAAACATAGGATCTTTATTAAAATCATCAAGTGTTGTTGGTCTTTGCCAATCTTTTAAATTAATATTTAAAGTTTCTTTATACCAATCTCTTACTAAGGTATAACAGTCTGTAACACCCCAAGCCCATTCTCTGCCAATAATAGGCGCTTTATAGCCTGTTGGTTCTAAATAACCCCATGACTCTGTTTTAGGATTTACTATATGCCATTTAAGACCGCTTTGCTCACAAGCGACTTTATCGGATTGGCTCGCAACTGGTGGAGTTATAGGATGGCTATGAATTACAGCAATAATATCACCTGTATTATCTGCCTTTACATAATCTTCTGGGTCTAAAATAAAACATTGGTATGCTGTCATAGATAAATTACGACAGGGAAAATATTTTTCTTTACCTTTAATATTTAATAAAAGACCACATGATTCTTTTGGGTCCTCTTGTTTTGCATGAGTAAGTGCATCTTGTTTCCAATTCATATTCTTATACGACCTATAGATGGAAAATCGTCTCTAGTACATTGACGCTTTGGCGCACGAACACCAGCTAAATCAATAGGAGCAGCTAGTTCAAATGTTACTATTTCTCTTGTTTCCTGTGATTTTCTATCAATCGAATAAATTTCTTGAGGAAATTCAGCATTTGTATCTGGTGTTCCATAAGGATTTACATTGCCTGCAAAATTAACAGCATCAATAAATTTTGCCAAAGTTCTGATTCTTGTTAATGTTGCACCTGTTAAATCATTACCAGTTGTTGTTTGATTTACAGTAAGAAGTATTGATGTAATAGTTCCAAGAACATTACTAACAGTTAGAGTTGGTCTTGGTATCTGGCCTTTTTGATATGCAAAGCCATCTACTTGTACAGGAAATCTTTGGTAGGCATTACCTTTCCATACAACTTCGCCATTGGCATTTAAACTTGACCCAGCATGAAATCTATAAGTAGATGCAGAACCATGTACTGCAGCAGTTGTAGTTAATTCAAATAACTCAATAATTGATGAAGGATTTATACTTTGAGAATCACTTATTACACTTGAGGTCATGGTTCAAACACCTCCCTAAATGTTGTAGATATTCTTGCTCTGCTAGAAGTGTAAATAACTTTTGACCAGCTTTCACAAACAAATTGTTTAGCACCAGATACAGTAACAGTTACATTACCACTGTTACTACCACTTGATGATGCAGTAACGGTAAATGTATTTTGATCAGCAGCAGTAGCAACAATAAAACTACCATCAGTAGCAGAACCAGAGGTGAAATCAAGAGTTACAGTTTCGCCTATAGCAATACCATGATTTGTAACAGTAACAGTTATTGTTGTAGAAGATGACTGTGCATAGGTACCAGTTTTAGAAACTCCTTCGCCCGGTGGTGTAAAAGTGAAACTTGCTTGGTCATTTGCTCTGCTATCTAAAAATGCTTCAATTACATCTGACTCAGTTTCTGTAACATCAAATTGGAATGAATATGTTTTAGGATTTTGATGTGATGCCAACCCAAACAAAACTCTTTGCTCATATCCATCTGCAAATCTAATTAATCGTTTTACGGGTTTTGATTTTTTACTAAAACCAGAATAGGTTGGTGTTATAGAAGGAAAGGTTGCCATTATGCTAATAAACCTCCGGGTCTTTTTTGTTGTATGATTTCAGCTTGTATTGCTGTAGCAATAGCAGCCCCTAAACTCCTACTCTCCTCCTCATTACCTTCAACAGAAGAACCAGTTGCATCTACATTAACAATAATATTACTTGTAAATCCAGAACCACCACCTAATTGATTATTTGGAATTATTGTACCAGCAGAATCTGGTATAAATAATTCTGGTCCTTTTTCGCCCACTAATGACATTTTGCCAACAGGTGGTCTGCCACCCTCAGCAAAAGTAGATAGATTTTTAAATATACCCTCTGCTCCACCGAACATTGAGAATAAAGCAGTATTGATACCAAGTCTTAAAAACTGTCTTGCCATATCATTTAGAAGAGAATTAACTGCTTGAGATATAGACTGTGTATGCATTAAAACATCAACAAGTGCATCTGATATGCCAGTAGCAATAGAATCACCTAATTGTTCCATTACACGTTTTGTTTCTTTTGCTGCTTCTGTAATTTGGTCTTGATTAAGTTTTTGTTCCTTTAGTTTTAAATTAGCTTTTTCTAAGTCAATTAATTCTTGACCCTTTATCTCACCATGTTCTGCAATAATTGCATTTATTGCCATTTCACTTTCTGCTCTAATTCTATCAAGTTCAGTTAATTCTTCACCTAATCTAAGTTCTTTATCTAATTCAGCATTTATATTTTGTAAATTCTTTAATTGAGTATCAAATTTTGCAACTCTTTCTCTTTCTATTGCTTCAGTAAGTGCAATATCAAGTTCTTCTGCTTTTTCTATTGCCTCTGCAATATCATCTTTTAAACCTTCTCTTGTTGTTCTACCTTCATGACCACCCATTCTACGAGCATCTTCTAACGCTTGATTTAACTCTTCAATTTTTGTTTTAGTGGCATCTATTTGTGCAGTTATATCTGCAGACGAACCTGTCTCTAAAAGTTCATTAAATTCTTTTTGTTCATTATTGGCTTTAAGTATGGCTGCAGCTAAAAATCCCAACCCAACTATTAATGCACCAATACCAGTTTTAACCATTGCTATTTTAAAAGCATGAACGGCAATAGTTGCTTTTGTTATACCACCAGCAGCTAAATAACTTGCTGCTGCCATACCTTTTAAACCAGTTGCCGCTAAAGCAGATGATATTGCTGCAGCTTGTGTTGATACAACAAAATTAGCCAACCCAGTAACAGCCAATGGCATTACAACAGAAATACCTTTTGCAGCTAAAGCAATACCAGCTATTATTGCTGTTGCTTGTCCACCTTCAGAATTTAAAAATTCTAATATTTTTGTTAAACCTTTAACTGCTGGGTCTAATACAGGCAAAAGTCCTTTACCTATACTTTCACTTAGATCGTCAAAAGTTTCTCCTAACTTATCAACATTACCAGCAAATCCTTCACCAGCAGCAATAGCTGTATCATTATAAGCTTTTTGTACAATATCTAAAATCAAGGCATGTGCTTTTGCTGTTTGATTTGTTTTCATCAATGTCTTAATAAGCTCTGTTTGTTCCTTACTAAAAGAAATACCAGAACGATTTAAAGTTGATAAGTTTCTTTCTGGGTCTTCCAATGCTTTTGCTAATTGCATAAAGGAAGTACTGACATCAACATTATTTATTTGTGCAATGTTAGCTGCCTGTTCAGCCACCCTTTCGTAAGCATCAACCCCTATATTTCTAAAACTTGTTAATAGAGCAAAGCCTCTAGTAAAATCATCTTGACTAAATAAAGTTGCATTACCAAATCTATCTGCAGCCTCTGTTAATTGATTTAAAGTATGTTGACCTTGACCTAAGTTTTGTAAACCTTGTAGAAGAATTTGTGCATCTCTTTCTCTGTTAGAAAATACACTTAATGATCTACCAAGTAAAGTAACAGCCGAACTTACAGCAATTATAGGTCCTAAAGCACTTGCTAATGAAGCACCTAAACCAGTTGCAGCAGCAGAGGCACCATGTAAACTTCCTGTTGTACCTTTTGCAGCTACTGATAATTTCTTACTGGCTATTGAGGCATTATTAAGAGAGCTTACTGCCTTTCTCGTATCAACTCTTAAGGTAACAATACTTTCAGCCACTTAATTATATAAAAAATCTATTTCTTATATACTACCTGTTTTTTGCTCTTTGACGCATTCTTTTTTCGCTTTCGTGTTTATTTTCGTAATAAGCTGCCCAATATATTAATTCCTCTTCAGTAATATTTTTTCTTAATTCACTTAATGTTTTACCTAATTCAGTTGCGAGAAACAACTCAAAGTTAAGCCAGTTATTTCTCTTTAATCGTTTTTTGCTGTATCAACGTCTAATTTAATTTCAAATAAAAACAACTCAAGATCATTTAAAACTTTTTCTGGCAACATTCTTTGAAGATCAGGTGCATCTGCTAAAGAAAACATTTTTGACCCATCTTCTTTTTCTGCCATTTGGCAAAGTAATTGTGTGGACACCAACAATGCACTATCTGTACCAGCAGATGCTTGTGCTTTTTGTCTGTCGTATCTAGTTAAAGGTGGAAAATAAATATCAATTTTTTGACCAGAAGGCAACTCTAATTCATATTTGCGTCTTGTAGACATAACATCACTAAAAGCTTCAGTGATGATGTCAACGGTTCTTTTTGTTGTCATGTAAAAATTATTGTATTACCCTAATGTACTATATAGCTGAAGTAATGGCACCTGATGTAATAAAGTTCACTGTTATCATTTGAACCTCTCCTAATGTTGCACCATATTCTGCACCAGTAATAACACCAGAAAAACTTATTTTTTTTGCAGAAGTTGCTGAATCTGGAAATAATTCAAACAATGCATCTGCAGCATCACCAGTAGTTAAAACATCATCAATGAAACTTGTGTAGGCAGCACCAGTTTCATTTGGATTGTATAGAAGTTCAACTGAACCTTCGCCAGAAATTAAACCACCAATAAATGTTTTAGCAGTGTCGCCTTGTTTTGTAGTTTCATGTGTATCTTTGTTAATAGACATAGACCATGATCTTGTTGCTCCAACATCAGCTTCTGTACCTGCTGCATTGTGAAACATAATTTTACCTACGTCTCCTTTGAGTGCTGTTGCCATGACAATAAAAAGAAATATTTATAAATAGTTTAACCTTTTTCTGACTTTTTTACATCTATTTTACAATTTTGTTGGCTCTCATAATATCTTCTACACTCAGGATCCCAATAAGCGGCATCCCTTCTTCCTTTGATATGCTCGATAGCATCTAACATTTCTTCAGTGATTTCGAGCTTTGCCATAATTAAAGTTCCTCATATGTTTCAAAAGTTATTCGCAGTTGTGTTACAAATTTACCTTCAGGTGGTTGTGAAAGTATTTCTGGTCCAACTACTGCATCAAAGATAACATCTGATACTGTAATTCTATTGTATAAGTCTCTAAGACGTTTGCAAATAGTAAAATTTCCACCAGAGCCAATACCCTGTTCAGTAAATACATTTAATGTCAGTAAACCAACAACTAAAGTATTAGCATCTGTTTGATCTCCTTGAGATGTAATTTCACCTGAGCCAAAACTCACTTCACATTGTACAAAACTTTCATTACTTGTAGCATCAAATGGTTGGTTACTAAATACAACAGGAATAGCAGGGCTACTTGCAAGTTCAGTTGACAATCTTGCTTCAATAGTAGAACGAACTGTATTTAAATCGGTTGCAGCCATTACATACTCCTAATGATTTTTCTTAATTCATTTGGTATGTATTGTGTTGTTAATTGTTTTGCTTGTAATTCTGGAAAGCCCTTTATTGTTTGTTTTCTGGTTCTAAATTTACCACCCCAACTAGGTGGTAGTGCAGTTCCATAAATAACTGGTTCTGCATACTCAACATTATTAATTATTCTGCCTTGTAATTTTTGTATATCAGTTTTCCAACCATTTCTTAAATTACCACTAACAACAGGTGTGGCTTTTTTTGCTAAAAAAGTCCATTGCATTGTAGTTTTTTTAACCAACCTTTGTACTGCTTCTTCCATTACATCATCTATTTGATCTATTCTAATTTGTCGTGCCATTATGACCTCACTAATAATTCATATGTTATTGCAGTATTATTCTGTTCATTAGTAGCAACAGAAATTATTTTATACACTACAGAACTAACCAATACTTTATCTTTTGGCGTAGGTGTAAATGTAATATCACCAGCAGAAATAGTAATTTTTTTATCTTGAGCTTGTATTTGATCATTAACCTCAGAGTTGTTTATATTTTCTATAACTCCTTTAACTACAGTATCACTATTACTTTCACTTACAGCACCTGTTGTAGTGTTATATGCACCATTGGTAATTTGCCTAATAGTTATATTTCCACCAAGTTTTGACAAGCCTTTGGTAGCTGCTTTTTTTAGTGAAGATGCAATACCCATTACAAGCTATAAGCAACAACAGTTCCACTTGCAAGTGTAATGCTAGTAATTACACCTTCAATTTTACAATTAGATTTCAAATCAATACTTGTAAGATCACCAGTAACATTCTCTGCTACTAATGTTGCAATTTCAGAATCTTTAATTGCTTGAACACAGCCAAATCTACCTGTGTGGGCTGATGTGTCATTAATAATTTTTGCTGCTGGATAATAGTTCATTTTAACTCCTTTTGATAGCAATGTTTCCGGGTCCACTAATTCTCAATCCAGTAAAGTATCTTTCGAAAAGTGGTGGTACTCTATCTGCACCAACCGAACCATAAAAATTCGGTGTTGCATCTAGATTACCAATTTTTACATTTTTAAAATCTTCAAGACCACTTAATCCTAAACCATCTCTGTTGTTATTCAAGTAAACAGCTAATATAACTTGTGCTTTTTTAACTTGTTCTGGTATTTCTGTATCTGTAAAATAATCAGTTGATATACGAAATGGAAATCCTGTTGCGTAAGTATTTATATAGGTATCAGGTTTTCTAACCCCTGTTCGTGGCCATTGCAATGCTTGAGTGTCTGTAACTCTTGCACCTAAAAATCTTTCTCGATCAACCCTTACCGCAGCAGTGTATAAAGCTCTGTTTTTATTATCATTGGACGAACCATCCCATGCTGAAACATCATCATCAAGAATTAATCCTTCGATTATTGAATTAGCGTCAGACAGAGTTATGTAACTGTTAGCTGATGCTCCCCCTACTGTTGCGTCTATCGTTATTGCCATTAGTTTTTGTTTTTGGCTTACGTTTTAATTTAGGTTGAGGTACAGGAGCTACCGATTTGGTAAGCTCCTGTTCTCTCATTCGCTTAAAAGCAAAGATACCCATTAACTAGAAGCACCTTTTAATGCTACAAAGTTAATTACAATTGCTTCACTTAATGAACCTGCAGAAACATTAGAAACTGTGATTGCAAAAGAACCAGCAGCAATAGTGTTTGCAGCTACAAGGTAGCTACCAGCAGTACCAGCAGAACCATGATTAACTACTACAACATCTGTCGCAGCAATTTTATCATTAGTAACTGTAAATGATACTTCTGCAGCTGCAGCCAAAGCTGCATTGTTCATGGTGATCTGGCCTGACTCTGTATTAAGAGTTACACCTGTACCTTTGTTTGTTGCTTGGGTAACTGTACCTCCTGTTGTTGGTCCAGTTAATTTACCCGCAGTAACTTCAAATTGACTTGGCATGATTAATTACTCCTAGTCTTGAGTTGATACGTTAGTAGCTCTAACGATACCAATGTTCTTTGTCTCGTAGACTTTCGACCAGTTGCCTACAGTTTGAAGTTGTGCTCTTGTTGGGTTTGTTGTAGTAACAGCCCACTTAGAACCAACAGGATGGTATGTATAGTGAAGATCAATAGCCATAGCATCAGATTTAGCCAGAATATCTCTGTCTGTCTCTGTTGTTAAACCAGCTTGTTCGCCACTAGCTACTGAACCAGCAGTAAAGAAATATGTACTGTATTCAGTTGATGAACCACTACCAGTAGTTGTAACATCATCAGAAACAATAACTCTTAACCCGGTTGGAACAGTATCGTTTCCGCCAGCATATGCAGGGGCAATAGTACCACCAGATGCTGTTGCAGAACCGCCATTTCCGTCTGCTGCAAGAACATAGTCAACCATTTTTCTCTCAACAAGATCATAGTAAACTTTACTGTGCATACAAACTGCTGTTAATTTGTCGCCTTGATCTCCAAGAATTGACCTTGCTTTTGCAACGTGTCTTGGTGATAAGCCAGTGGGTGTATCAGATGAACCACCATCAATTGTTAAACCAAAAAATGCTGCGTTGGAGTCTGTTGAGTTAACAGAACCAAATACGCCATCAAGACAAGCCAATAAATCTTTTTGTCTTTGGTTTGCAATGTAAGCACCGATCTTTTGACCGATTGCTGCCATTGGATCTGAACCTGCTGCTAATGCAGCTAAATCCCTAGATTCAAAAGCACGACCTCTATGTAAAATCACACCAACTTGTTTGTCAGTAGAAATTTTGCCGGGTGTTAATGAAGAAGAATCTGATAAAACTTCAAAGTCTCCACTTAAGTTTGCAGAGAAAAAAGGTACATTTACGAAATCACCACCCTCAGTTGCATTTAACTCAGCCATAGGTGCAACCACACCACTTGCAAGAAATGAATCTCTAGCAGTAGTTTGCTCTATGACATATGGGGTAAATACCTCTGGAACGATAATATCACTCCTGAGAACTGCCATTTGTTCAAGAATAAAATTTTACGGATGTGGGCGTAACCCTATTTGACTTAGCGTAGCTTTGCCTAATATTTACATACTAACGTGTTTTAGCAATTTCTCTCAACTTTTGCCAAGTTTCCTTACCATAAGTTTTATAAATACGACCTTGTTCTGTAATATCTTCACTTGATTTCAAAAATGGTTTTAACATATCTTCTGAAAAATTATCATTACTAGGTCTTGATATAGGTGCACCTCCACCTGTTGCTTGTCTGTTTTTTAACAAATAAGGTTTTTCTTTTTCGAGTTTTGTTTTTACATATTCTGCTACAGGCAATTGTTCGTAACCATCTACAACAATTGGCTGACCATCCTTAATTTGTATTTGATCTTTCGGTACTAAATTGTTTAATACAAGTTCTGGGTCATGTGTTATTTCAGATAGTGCTTGTAAAGATGGTGCTATTAATTCAAGTTCTCTATTTCTTGCTTCTAATTTCTGTATCAACTCTTTGTCCGCAGCTGATTTTTCTCGATATTGTTCTTCTAGTAAAGTTTTAGATTCTGCATATTTTCCTTCTTTTTCTAAATCTTCTTGTTCACGCTTTTGCTTGAAAGCCAAAAGCTCTTCATAATCTTCAGGTACAGTTTTATCTGAAGCAGGTTTTTGATTTTTTAATTTACCTATCAATTCGTAATTTTTTGCTTCTAATTTTTTAACAGAATCTTTTAATTGCTCAAGTTCTGCATTGTTTTCTGGTGGCGTAACCACTTCTTTGTTTTCTTCAGACATAAATAAGTCGTAAACTTAAAGGTATTATAATACTAATACTACCATTTGACTTTTGCAGCCCAAAAAGCCGCAGACATTTTACCTTTTGCTATATTTTTTGAGTGACGAGCAAGAAAAGATTTTCTTCTTGCTTTCTGCGTGTCTGATTTAGGGTTTTTCCCAGCACCTCTTACACCTTGTTGACCAAATCTAATAAGTTTTATTTTATCACCTTCTTTTGCTAAGACTGCGTGACTTGACGTTGGATGGTTTGGTGTTCTTTTTGGTTTGTTAAACCCACTAAATGTTTCAGACCCACGTTTAACTGTCATTATCCCTTCCTTGCTTTTGTATATATGTCTCTATCAACTTTTCTTGCAGGTCCACCTCTCATGTAACTGTTCACACGAGCCATAGACCAAGCCGCCATAGATACGTTACGACTACCACTTGATAAATAAGCACCTTGACCCTTTCTGTAAACAGAGACAAGTTCACTATATTTAAAACGTGTACCTTCAGCTTTAGCTCTTAGTGCTTTTTTTGTTGCGGCGTTTAGTGGACTTCTTCGACTTTTTTGTGACATCTTGGTTAACCCTTGATTCTTGAACAGCTTTAATATCAATATACTTACCTGCCTTGTAAAGTGCAGCAGTACGTTTTATTTCAGCAGCCTTTGTTGACTTGTTTCTAGCACCTTTCAAATAAGCTGTTGGTATGCCAGTTTTTTTATCCTTCGGTACTTTCCTCTTTTTTGGCATTTTTCTTTTTAGGTTTCTTAGCTTCAGCTAGTTTTTGTAGTAAAGTCTTTGCCATTATTTTTTACCACCTTTTTTCTTAATTTTTTTCATAGAACCATAACCCTTACCTTTTGGCATTGTTTTAATAGTAACTATTAATAGTATAACTTTTAAATTGCTTTTGGATATTTTTTTATTAAATCTGTTAAAGATAACTCTGTTCCATCATCCCTTATTATTCTTCTCAAGGCTTCTCTTGGACTGTTGCCTTTCTCATTTATTAAGTAATTAAAAAACCTTTTTTTATTTCCAAGAGCTTCAGATTGCATACTTGGATTTTTATTTAACCATTCAGGATAACTTTCATTTTGTGACACACGACCAACACTACTTGGTCTTGTGTCAGGATATTTTCTTCTTAAATCTTCATCATCAATGACAGGTACAGTTGTTGATCTGCAGTTAAAATGTTGAGGTGGCATTGGACCTTCTCCATATCTAAAGGTTTTCCCATCAAGACTTCCACATAATGCAGTTGTTTTTGAGTCCAAAGTGGCTACATATTCATATCTTTGAGTAACTTCTTGATTAGCAGCATATACTTCTTGACTTGCCATTGTTTGAACTTGATTAACAGTTGTTCTGACAATAGTTCTTACTTGATTGTTAGCTAATCTCATACCACTACCACCAGCAAGTGCCTGTGCTTTTGCTGTCATTTCCTGATTAGAACCAAACTGTAATCGACCTCTTAGCCTTCTTGATATTTTAGGCAATGCTTCACCTTCTGTTATTCCTACTCTTATTTCTCTTGAAATAAATTCAGCTTGTGATGATGCGATACCACGAAATGCTTTTTCTATCACTTCACCGCTAGGTAATGTTATAGTTGAACCTTTTGTTGCTGTAAGACTAAAAGTTCTGCCTACTTGTGACTCTAAAGTTGGTAATGTAAGAATATTAACTCTAGTCGGGTCTGTATATACGATACTTCTAGCAAAATCACCTGAAACTTGAACTGTATTAACATTGGCTGCACCTCTTGGTAAAACTTTTTGTAATTCATTAGCGACAAAGTCAGTTTGAAATACAGCTAATGCTTGTAATTGATCTGCCATATATCTTGTACCTTCAACAGACCAACCTTCTAAACTTTCTCTAAATTGAACCAGCATTGATCTGATACGAGCAACAGTAGCAGGTGCTCTTACTTCATCAATTGTTGCCAACTTATTTGTCAGATCGAGAATTACATTGTTGTAATTAGTTACTATTTCTCTTGCAATTCTATTGCTATATCTATTTAAATCTATAGATTCCCTATAAAAACTTTCTGGTATTGACATGGGTTATTCTTCATTTGTTTCTTCTTCATCTGGTTCTTCTTCAGGTTCCTCAGGCTTTTTGGCTTCAACCATGCCACCTCTTTGTGTTGATTCTACTTCTTCCTCTACATCAAACTCATCCCCCAATACTTCACCCTCATGTAATTGCTTTAATAAAGTTTCTTGTGTTATTGAACCTGCAGTATAAAGTTGTAGTAATGCTTGTATTTCTTGAGGCTCTAGTCTTTGTGATAAGAAGTCTCTATTAACAAAACAACTACCTGCTTCTGCATTTAAGTATTGACCATGAAAAACTAAACAGTTATCTATCATATCTTGCATCTGTTGTGCTACAACCATCATTGTTGAGTCGCCTTGTGATCTGTCAATTCTTTTAGCTTCTGCAGTTTCAGCCGATAATTTTTGCCCTAAAACCGCAGCAAGACCTAATTCATTAATCTGATTAGATAAATTATCAAGTCTTTTAAACTGTGCATCATAACTACGACCTGCAGGTTCTATATATTCTGCTCGACCATCAGCAGGAAAAGCTATAGCTTCACCGGGTCCCGCAGAAACTTCTTCGGAGTTTTGCGGAAACCCATAAAAAGCAAGCATAGGTACAGCGGATATGTGTAATTGATTATCTAAGTCTGATTGTATTTGATATGCTTTTAAATTTAATTCAGCAATATCTGCCATTGGTGGTCTTGATTCTAATAAATTGTATCTATTTGAATATGCTACAGAAAAAGGTATTTCTGAAAGTGATGTAGTTCCTTCTTCAATTTTTACAAACTTATTATTTTTACCTTTCTGATAAATTTCAAATGAACCTCTTTGTAAAAATCTTATTTGATCTACAATTTTTTCGCCATATAAACCATCAGGTACAGCAACTTTTTCTTGCAACCTCAATTGTGTAAACTTAACTTCACCATTAATCATTTCAGTTCTAAATCCCAATATATCTCTTGGGGTATATGTCACCCAATAAGGTCTACCACCTTGATTAGACTTTGGAGCATCAACAAGAACACCAACATGACCATATCTAACCATTTTCCTTGTAGTCTCGTAAGTCCAGACGTTTAAATCATTTCCCTGTAGATCAATGTCAAATAAATCTTCTCGTATTTTATCTGAAGTTTCATTTAATCTGACAGGTTTTCTTGTAAGCATACCTGCAAGCATTCTTTCAAGACGCAAATAAAATGGTGGACAAACAGATCGAGCAAGTCTATTGTCATAGCTTTCATCTAACTCTCTAGGTTCTTGTGGTAAATATCTTCTATGTCTTTTCCTCATCTGATATGTACCGCCTAATAAATCTTCTATAAGCATCCAATGAGGTTCTTGCTGAAACCAAATAGAATTTGGGTCATTTATTTCTTTTCCTTGACTGTTTGTTTCTCTGTCGTAATAGTTATAACCTGAGTACACTTTAAAACTCCTTAATTAATTACAGTGTAATAGCTTTCTTTAGTAAAGCCTAACACCAGTTCTACGACCAGCACCCATATGTAATGGATTAAACAACCTCCAACAGATGTAACCAAGTGCATCTACCATATGGTCATAACCTGCTTCTTTGTCTGGGTCACCCTTTTCAGTATAACTTTGTAACTCAAGACACTCGATTAATTTTTTTGCAGAACTATGAATCTTTAATCTAATGTTACCTCTTCCATCTTCAAATAATCGCTGTACAGAATTAACTCTATCTCTTATTGGTGGATTTGAAGCTGCGGATTGATTAACAAATCCGTAGCCTTCAAGTATTTGGATGTCGGTTTTCGTAGCATTTGTGCTTCTATTACCGCCTGAAGCGTCAGGGTAGATATAAATTTTGTTAAACGGATATCTGCTTTTAATCTCTTTTGCCAAGGTGTCAGTGTCATAACTAGCATTAATTTCATCAAAAATGGTCATTGAATCACCTATAGCAAGCCCAATCACAGCGTTAGTATTCCCGATATTAAAGTCGATACCGATTCTGAGTGGTTCGTTTTCTATATTTGGCCTTTCTTCAATGACATGAGTAGATCTTTCGAAGCGACTATAGACTACCCCTGTTGTTATATTACAGAACTCGCCATTCAAATATGCTTGAAGCAACCCAGACTCATAGTTCTCTTCAAGTCTTGTAATGAAATCGGCAGGTAAGTGTGGATTATCATAAGTCCTCATTTTTATTAGTCGTCTATCAGTTTTTGTTTTAGCCTCATTACTGCCAAAGGTATTCCACATCCACCTAAATCCTTCAGGTGTAGACGCTACACCAAACTGTCTTTGATTACCACTACGAAGTCTTGCAAGAATACGAGGAAAAGCACGATCTGCAATGCTTGGCGAGACAGTATCAATCTCATCTGCAAGAACCCATGCTAAGTTTAGACCGATAATTCTTGACCAATTCTCAAACGACCTACATAAAATCTTCGCCTCCCCATCTGGCAAATGCAAAGAATATTCAGGTAATGGGGACTGCCTTAATGTATATGGAATGCCATAATTTTCTAAAAAAGTTTCAAAATCATTCTGCCAAATATCACGAATAAGAGGTGCAGTTGGTTCCATGACTGCCCCTGTGAAACCTTGATTGTTCATAGCTAACTGTACAGCTTTAGCACAAAGACTACGAGTTTTACCTGCACCATAACCTGCTGATAAACCTATGATTTCAGTATCTTCATCATTTACAAAAGCAAGTTGGCCGGGATGTAAGTCGCTTTTTATTTGTCTTAATATCTCTTCGCAGTCAATGTTAGACGAACTAACACTTTCAAGTATTCCACCTTCTTGCATATCTAGTATGCTCATTTAACTACACCACTGATCTTCGCCATAGTATTTATGCAACCTAAAGCTACATGAGGTTGACCATTTCTACGAGCATCTTGAGCCAATGTGCTTAATTGTGATAAAAGTTCTGCAGAAAATTGCCTTCTATCAATCTCCCAATCAATTGATATGAGTTTGTTTGCCTCTGCTAAATATACATCAACTTGCCTTTTGTTCACCCCCCATTCCCTTGTGCCATATGCCACAATTTCCGACCGACTAGCATTTCGTGCTTTTAAGCCTGCTACTTTACGGACTCTTGCCTCAAATTCTTTTTTAGTAGCTCTTTTCATATTACTTTTCTTGTAATTGTATGCTAAAAGATTTTGGTTTGTAATTTGGGTCTTTGATTAATGGTATATCTTTAAACATACGCCAGTTGTTTTTTATATGAAAGTGAGGTCTGCCATATTTATTTTTAAGCTCTACAACGTCAGGCCATCTGCGTTGTAAAGCTCTTGAACCAAATGCTCTTATATCTAGGTTTTGATAAGCAGTACTATTACCACCTTTCATAGACATAGTTTTCATTTTTTCTTGAGTTATAAAAGTAGTACCAATAGTGCAGTATTTATGGGCGAGAGTTTGTAAGCATAAATCTACATCTTCATTCCAAGGTCCTCTCCAATTGAAAGGCAAACTGTTCAGCATGCACATACAGGAGTAGACATGAACATTTTTTCTGAAAGGTACAGGGGTTATTCTTGCATTTGACAAGAAAGAATAATATGGACCATAAATACCAACATT